CGACGACCAGCCGATCGGGATGTCAACTCTGAGATGTGGTCCCCTATTAAATACGGCGTACCCCAGAGACTCGGTCTCTTCGCGGCTCCCTGCGTTGACCACGAAATCCCCTTCGTAGATATGGCTCATGGCGTTTCCTTTCTCACGATCGTCGGGATCGTCGTGTGAAACTCGGGACCGTACAGCATCCCAAGTCGATGTAGGATCTCATCGAGGTTACCACGAACTCCCTTCACATCTTCTCGATCAAGGAGCTTCTTCGACTCGTCGACGAGGTATGCGACCTTCTCGAGTGCAACCTGTCTTGGGATCTCAGGCTCGGTGTAACCATCTCCCCCGACGAGGTAGACTGTCGATCGTGGCTTGAACTCATAAATTGTGTACCTCTCGTCGCTCGAGAGGTCGTAGTCCTCGATCCATGGCGATCCGTGACAGCCACAGCCGATCACGACGATCCCTGTTTCGCGGCTGAGGATCGACAGCTCCGAAAGGAATCGCTTAGCTCTTTGCTCCCAGCTTGCCGACATGTCGTTCGAACTCTCCTATGCTCCGTTCGAGCATCACCCATGCTTGGTTATCGTCGTAGTCGATCTGAATCGTGAAGAGACATGCCTGGACTGTCATTGCGTACATGTCTCCCTGCTTCGATAGCTTCTTCACGTCGTCTTTGAGGTCCTGCAACCTGAGAAGAAGAGCGAACCTCTTCTCAGTCGCGGCGACGCCCACAAACCCCGCAAAAGTAGAACTGGTGTCTCCAGTCGTAGACGTACTTGTGCTCACAGGTCTCACCCCAGGGTCCTTTCGAGAACGGCTCAGAAGGCGAGTCCTCGATCGAGGCGTCGCCACTCTTCATCAGACTTACGATCGAGTTCGATTTCGCCGTACGAGTCGAGCCTGGAATCGATATCATCCTTGCCTTCGTCTTCTTCGTCCTCGAACTCTTCGTCTTCTTCATCTTCTTCATCTTCGTCCTCGTCATCCCAGTCGTCGTCTTCGTCGGGATCACCCTCGTTCACGTAGTCCATGGTGATCGCGAGCAAGTGATCGTAGTCACCAGATGTGGCTTCGTCCCGGTACTCCTGGATGATCTTCGGGTCGACACCACCATCTCTCATCGCTTTTATGACACGACCCATGATGGCGAATGCATTGCCGTCTTCGCCCACGAGCTTTACGTACACATTAGTCTTCGGCATATGATTGTCCTTTCATCTCAGTGTTGCCCAGATCCCGTCTCCTACATAGAACATCTTTCGCTTTCGTCTCTGAGCTGACTCCTTCGATCCCCAGATCGTGATCTTCTGCTCTATGACTCTCGCGATATGCTGCCAGATAGCTAAGACGTGGGAGCAACCGCTTCTCGGATCGGTGTCTTCGAAGCGATTGAGCCCCCATTGGCACGTACACGTATAGCTCGTACCGTGTCGTGTCACAACGTATATCTCGCCCGATCCACCTGACTTCACGATGTAGCTTGTCGGGCTTGCCCACCGAACTTCATGCTTGAGACTCTTCAGCCAGATCGACTGTAGGTCTCTCACCCGCTTCGGTGGAAGCTGAATCCTCTGCTCGATCATTCGACACCGCCTTCTGTCTGATCGTAGCTGAAATCATGTTCCCGATGACTCTCGAGACATAGAACCCCCCACGGATCTTCGTATCCGTCTCCCGACCGTAGACCCCATCGAAGTACTGCTTGTCGAGATCGATCAGGACTTCGACGTTAGCCCAGGACTTATCCGTGTGAGCATACGTCTTGATCTTGAAGAACTTCGACCCATCCGGGAAGAGAACATCGAACTCGAGGATGTCGCAGCTGTTCGGGTACTCGTCTCCGAGAGGTCTGAGCTGGAGAGCTTGTCTTCTTCCGTACTCGGTCTCGATATCCACGATCTCAGCTGTATCGAACCTCGGTGAAGTCGGTTCCTCACGATTGAGGATCTCCGCGACCTCTTCGGCCGTGAACTTCTTCTGGGATCTCATGCTTTTGCCTCGACGAGATCGATCGTCTCGCCAACGAGTTCCTTGAGTGCGTTGAGCAAGAAGATCTGCTCCTCAATCTTGGTCACCCAGAGTCCCTGCTTCCCGGGGAGCCAGCTGTTGCCGCCATCGGTCGTGTACCAGCGTCGAAGATTGAGTCCCTCGATCTCGTTGTATACTTCCCGGCTGATCACGAACTTCTCTGATTCTCCAGTTTTCCTTTCGAACTTCTTCGACTTCGGTGCCATCTGTCATTCTCCTTTGCTCTCTGTGATCTTATTGTTGATTGAGTGCTCGACTGAACTGCACCTCCTGTCGATGTCCTTGATGTTATGTTCCCAAGTTCTTAAGCCGACCTGCTGCTCGCCTGGAATCTCCTATTTCCTATTATCCTAATTATAATTGATGAAGATTAGAATAGGATTAGAGAGAGATTAAGATACAATTAGAGAACATAAATCATCAATCATCTCAATCAACGTGATAGGGGAACGAAGTTACGAAGGTATACGTCGTCACATCGTTCCCAGACTTAGCGTATCTCAGCTTGTGAGCTGGGAGCCCGTCCCCTCCCCCATCGTACGTTCCCATGTTCAAGTACTCGATCCCCTTATCTTCGAGGAGACTGAACAGCACCGACATCATTGCATCCGTAGTCCCTGACTTCCCACCATAGACCGGACTCCCGTCAGGTGCCATCGAGTAGTTCAGGCTCTTTTCGACGAGAAGTGTAGCAATCTCTGGTCGTCCCGAGAGCCTATCACAGATCACGAAGGATGTCGGGAAGCTCAGATCGAAGTAGCAGGGATCGACTGTCGAATTTCCGACCCTAGGATCTTCACGAGTCCCCAGAATCGCGAACGGATAGATCGATAGAGCTTTGATAGCGACTTCGTCTCGTGAGAGTGCGGGCTGACGATGCTTATCGTAGTTGAGTCTCTTCCACTCGTTGAGAACTCGAAGCATTCGTGTCGGAGAGTCCTCGAACCAGAATGACGGATCCTGATAGTACTTCGTTTCACGCCATGTCTTACGTAGACCGGACCTCTGGTTCTTGCTGAAGATGTCATCGGTGTGAGTATTGACCCATCTGATGTCCACAAGTGCTTGCTTGTGGGGATAGACAACTCCTCGTGGATCGAACTCTCTAAATTGACTTAGTCTCTGCGCGGACACGTTTACGATCGAGACCGGTCGAACGCTCCCGGGAGCGATCATTATCGCAAGCTTGAGGAGTTCGTTGACGGGAATCACTCCATCATCGAAGATCCTGAATCGGGGTTGATCCTTGAACTTCCTGATGACGATCCCTTGGGCATGACCATACCATTCGACGAAGAAGCCCGTATCTCTCGCGAGCTCGTACGACCAGAGATACCCGAAGCTTGCTTCGTGATGCGGTGCTCCAAATCGACAGAAATGTTTGTTGACGAGAATGTTGTCATCGACTCCAATCGTCGGGTGATTAATCACCCAATCGAGATGGTTGCGATCCCAGCTAGTCCACTCGCTCACGGAGAGTTTAGGTTCGCGTTTCACGAACCCCACGATTCGATATGGTTGTCCCCGACCTTTGCGGCCGCCCGTAACCTCGAAGCCCACACTGCGAAGTGAGGCTACTGTGTTCATTCGAACGGTCTCTACGTTCGGCGAATCGACCGAACGGTCGATCTTCTTCGCAATGAGCTCCGAAAGTTCGTCCTTCGAAACTCCGCGCAGAAGAGCTTCGACATATTCGACATCTACGTAGCCGAGTTTTGCAATAGCTTCCGGTGTCATATCGACCATGAACTTTGCTCCTACTTCACGATCTGCACGAGCTCGAAGATCATCTCGTGACAGTACTCGTATCGTTCCACAACTGGACGAGACTGATTCGGGTGCCACTCGATTTCGACGACTGGCATCTCCCCAGGATTGTACGATCTCTTGACGGTCCCGAGCGATCCCTTCGGGACTGTGTCGTTCCCGAAGAGACCCATCCTCACGGTCTGACCTACCACGAAGTAAGGCTTCAGATCGGGATACCTCGTCTTCGAGTGAAACGGATCCTCACGTCCCCGAATCCCTGCGATTGACCCGACCATCCCTGTGATTGCTCCTACGATCTCAGCTAGTCCTGACATGGATAGTACCCTTCGTGAATGATCCAACCGCGATTATCAGCTGTCGGTGTCTCTACTAGAGGACATCTCTGCCAGATCACGATATACGGATCAGTCGAATACATCCCGCCAGAAGATCGATGAGGTCCCTCATGACCGGGAAGAGCATCGCACATGAATCGTGTCCCGATCTCCTCGTCGTCGCCTTTCACGACCAAGAACTCTCCACAGATTGTTCCCATCTAAGCCTCCTCGTCGTCGATATCCCCGTCCGTTGAGTCGTTCTTCTTGAGTTCAGACTTCAAGCATTCGAGCCAGTGATCCACCGATCCGAGAGGAGATTCGAGAAGATGACGGAGTTTCTTCGCGAGTCTCTCCCCGTAGTAATCGTTTCTCGTGATTGGATCGAAGCACTCGAGTGCCTCTGCTAGAAGAATTCGACCCTCCTCTACGCATGCAATCTTCTGCTGTCTTGTCAGCTGTGCCATGCTCCCTCCTGAATTCGGTTGAATGGATCATGGACCTCCTTATATTATAATTATAATTGATCAGAGCGCTGAAGGTCAATAGGGGTCAGAGAACCCCATCGAGATCCATTGATGCCATGGTTTCTACATATCCTCAGAGATCTCATGTGTCCTGCATCCTCACAGAGTTGTACTGTATCCTACATTGAATGTCAATACTAACGATGACCCCTATTCTCTAATTCCGACGTCATGTTTGCGCATCAGACTTCTGTCGAGAACCACTTGTCTGGTTTCGGGCCTCCCTTAACACCGGGAGCACGTTCAACTTTCTCTCGACGAACTCGACCATCACTTTCGAGTGACTTTAATACGCCTCGGATCGTTTGTTCAGAGACTCCGTCGAGACAGTCTGCAATCTGATCGACGAGCATTCCGTCAGGAGCTAAGCTCTTTAGCATTTGAGAAATCGACCCGATGAGCCTCCCACCTGACGATTTCTTCGTGCCAAGTTCAGATTCGACTTTGTAACAATCTTCGAGCTCCGTGAATCTATACGACCAAGCTGTCTCCGCTGATGACTTGTACTCTCCTTGGACGGGTACCCATCCCTCGTCTCCCGGTTCATCTCCCTGTAGAAAGAGAGATGCTTCCGAGAACGCGTGAAATGCCATCGACCCGTAAGACCCCTTCCCCTGACCAGACGCACCCTTTCCCTTGTGATGGACTAGCAATACGCCCGACCCGATTTCGGACCTGATCCGCTCAGCTGAGCTGAAGACTGATCCCCCGACCTCAGTAGCTTTGAATTCATCGACTCCAGCCATCATCCTAAGGATCGGATCGAAGATCACGAGAGAGATCTCTCCGTGACGATACTTGATATCACGAAGCCAGAGGATTAGATCGGAGACGTTCTCGGGTGTGAAGAAGAACTCTCGACTCAGGTCGAGATAGAGTGGAGCTGATAGCGGGGTCGGGAGCCGAACTTTGATCGATCGATGATCCCCGTTCGTGGAGAAATCACCCCCGAGACCTTTCGCGATGAGGATCTTCGCAAGTCGATCTTGGAGCAAGTTCTCGGGATCTTCCTTCGTGATGTAGACCACAGGACCCGGTCGCATGATCGGAAACGACCCGAGGAATGGGAGTCCGGAAGCAATAGAGATGCCGAGGTCGAGAGACAGCCAGGACTTCCCCATCTTTGGAGCACCTACGATCATCCCGATCGCATGACTAAGCCAGATGCCCTCGACATCCCAGGGTTGTGTCGGGACTTGCATCGCCATGAACGAAGCTATCGAGACTTTAGATGGTCTCGGAGGTTCGATCTGTTTCGGTGCTAGTGACCTCAGAAGATTCCTGACGAACGAGGTGTCTTTCTTTCGGAGCCAGTAGTCCCTGAGATCTTTCTCTGATGAGAGAGGGTCGAGGATCTCTGCGAGGTTGATTACAATCGAGGAGATTGCTGCTTGAAGTGCTAGCGAAGCTGCTGCTCTTGCTCCCTCGATCCCAGGTTGATCGATATCGAAACAGAAGACGATCTGACGAACACCTCGTTCACGGAGGACACGATAGACAGCTGTTGAGATCGGTGTCTGGGCTCCCTTCGTGATTGCGAAAGCTGGGAACCCCAGATAACGTAGAACGCCACAATCGGACTCCCCTTCTGTCAACCAGATTTCGTCGGGGAGCTTGTCTGTGACTTCGGGCCAGAGAGGTGGCGTCGATGCTCCCGATGGTTCCCATCTGAATGATTTCTGTCTCGTCGGTCGATGCTTCTCGATAGTATGATTTGCCCATGTGAAAGCAACTCCAGTAGGGGTCTCCCTCATCCCCCACGAAGTCCACTCGCTCCAGGGAACGCCTGTGTACTCTTGCCACCACGAAGATCCCTCACCGACGACTTCTTTCCCTGTTATCGTGATCGTCGGAGCTGGTTCGTCGTCTTCGAGACAGGTTAGGATCTCGCTGTATGAGCACCCCCGAAAGCAATGAACGAGAACTCCCTCGTCAGGGTCGATCGAGAGATGAAGGCTCGGTTCGACATCATCGTGAGCGGGACAGAGAGCTGTGAAGCCATCAGATGTCTGTCGAATCCCACTCAACCGTGCTAGCCACCAGCTCAGTGGTTTCGGGACTGACGACATCTCTGTTCATCTCCTCGATTACGTCTTGCCACGGCTTGGACAGCATTGCAGGGGTGAGGAAGTCCAGTGTGAATGACTCTGAGCTTCTCGTCTTCAGGACCTCGACGATCTTGATAGCCATCTCGTTCGGGATCGTCAAGCCATTCTCGAAGTACGAGATCTGCGGCTGTGCGACTTCGACCGCATCAGCTAGCTCCTGTTGAGTCATCTCCAGCGACCTTCTGATGACGGCTATGGTTAGGTTCTTTGGCATAGTCTACTCCTGTAGTTCTCTCTTGAGAGCATCACCCCAGTTACAGCCAACTTCGATATCCACTCGAAACGGGATGATTGTCGTATCGATTTCTTCGGGGAGATTGATAGCCATCTCGTCTGAGATTAGCTTACAGACTCCCTCGAGAAGGTCTTCTCTGACCTCGAAGTATAGAGCATCGTGAACCGAGAAGAGGAGATAAGCTCCTTCGGGAAGCTTAGTTACGAGTCTCGTTGCTGCTGTTAGACAGATATCTGATGCCATACTCTGGATCGGTGTGTTGACTGCCTGTCTTTGGATACCGTAAATCGTGGTTGAATCGCGTAACGGGAACCTCCTTCTTCGTCCGAAAGGGGTATTAGTATATCCCTCTCGAGCTACAAACATATGTTGCTCCTTGATCCACGCATTCAGACCGGGAAATCCCTTCAAGAACTCATCGATGAAGATCTCGGACTGCTTAAGTGACCATCGGTCTCCTCCCAGTACCGTAACGTAATGCTCCATCTCCCACCCTTCGGTCAGAGACTTAGCACCTCGACCGTAGATGATCCCGAAATCAATGTACTTCGCCATGTACCGTTCGAGCTTCGTGATCTCTTCAACGGGCTTTTTGTACATCTTGGAAGCTACGATCTTGTGGATATCCTGATCGGCTTCGTAGGCTTTGATCAGTGTCTCATCTTTCGATAAGTATCCAGCAACACGAAGCTCTAGCTGAGAGTAGTCAGCCCCCACGAAGACATAGCCAGGTGGTGCAACAAAGCCTCTGCGTATGTCCTCACCCATCAAGATGGGAATGTTCTGAAGATTAGGCTCATTACAGCTCAAACGTCCTGTCGACGTCCCGTGAAGAAGGAAGTCCGGGTGAACTCTCCCATCGACAGGGTGAACCTTCTCGAGCAACCCCTCGATATAAGTCGCCTGGATCTTTGACCACTGACGATGATCTAGTAACACCGTCAACCACTGAACGACTGTGTCCCTGTCTTCGCGGTTGGACTCTCTCACTTCGCGAACGAGAGCTTGGAGCTCTTCTCGTTCTGTCGTTCGACCCTCGAGCTCGAGCTCCCCGAAGATGATCTTGTTCACCTGTAACGACGACTTCGGATTGAGATTCTCGATCCCCCAGAGCTTAGCTGTCTCGATCAAATACTCTTCCCACTCTGCTAATCTGATCGCGACCTCTCCGTGCATCTTCTCGAAATAAGGGATGTCGATCAGGACTCCATGATGTTCGATCTTTGCGAATGCGAGTGTCCCGGGGACCAATACTCGCTCTACGAGATCGATTAATTTCGGATCCTCATTGCGCAATTCATCTAGGAGCTCGTAGTACAGCCTGATGGTGATGTAGCAGTCCTGAGCGTGATACGCCCAGAGTGCCTCCCAGTCTCGTTCGGCATCCGGAACCTTGAACCATTCATCGAACGAGAAGTGATAGTCAGGTACATCATAGCGAACCCTCGCAATGGACTTCAGACCGTGAGACGCATACCTGTTGTACGGTCTCTCGTCCTGGGCGTACTTCATCAGCATAGTGTCCATCGGGTTCATGAACTCAGGTTGGAAACCTAGCCACGTCTGAATAAACTTCACATCAAACTTGATGTTGTGAAAGACCATAACGCCGGGATAGAGCTGCCAGAAGTCCTTCAGGATCATCTTCATATCTGCATGCTGAAGAAGCTCCCTCTTGATGATCACGGAGTAGCCTTTCCCGTCCGTAGTCATAGCTCCGAACCCCACAGAGATCAGAGTGTCCGAGAGGAAATCGAACCCAGTCGTCTCAAGGTCGCAGGAGATAGCCGTTGTGCTCCAGAGAATCTGGAGCTGATTGATGATCTCCTCGATCGACTCTGGCATCACCTCGATGATCTCGAACTCTTCGGGCTCGGACTTCGTAACTGCCTTCTCGATATCCTCGATGAAGTCCCTGAACAGGTCGGGGTCGCGTAGCACAGCTGAGGGATGGAATGTTGGGACCGTAAACACAGATGTTCGATCATCTGACCCATCTGGAGCGATCTCCATCATGAACCCCTGTCCACGCCACTTCGTGATTGGGAGTGCCTTCGTGGAAGCTTTCAGAGCCGACAGACCCACTCCCCCGACCGTGATGATCTTGGTCGGATTGACAGCTGCTATCTCCCTCTGAAGTCTCTCGTTACAATGCATCCATGTCGTCGGGCTGGGTGTCTTATCGTCGACTGGGTGACACAGACAAGCGTTCGTGTACCAGACTTTCTCGGGATCGATGTTGACGAGCTTCAGGGATTCTCGAAGGAGCTTCCCGGACTTCCCCACGAAGGGCATCTTCTTGATGACCTCAGTGGTCCCAGGAGCTTCACCGATCACGACGATTCCACCAGGCGTCCCGCTTCCAAAGACTCGTGGTCTCCCAGTCAAGCTGCACTTCAGGCATGCTTCTGGGAGTGAGTCAAAGTTTTCCATTGTCACCTCGTGCAACCTGCTCGAAGACTCGAACGTTGTGCTGAGCTATCGAGAGATGACCATCACGAATCGGGGAGTTGAAGTAGTCTGGATCTCGTCGTGGGTAAGGTGGGATCTCGCCGAAGGCCTCGAGACAGATTCCCCTCATGGCGTAGACCATCGGTTTCGCACTGTCCACTGATCTGATCTTCGGGAAGTCCCTGGCGATGTCAGCATAGGCCCACAGTGTTCGACCCCATCCCAACATGTGGATATCGGCACCCAGTTCGAGACTCGGGTAGATCATCTTTACGATATCGTAGAGACCCCCCTCGAACATCTCGAGATAGTCCTTCGAGATTCCGATGACAGGCTCCTTCGTGAAGACCTCGGGGTAGTCAGCTCGATGACGAGAGAAGTTGTCGGTCATGCAGCTGTAGCAGTAGTCGTACTCCTCTCTCGTCTTCCCTTGAGGTACGAGCATCAGCCTCGGGTTGAGATCCCTGAACGTGTTGTACCCCATTGACGAGAAGTACGATAACGCCTCGTCGGTCAGCTTGCAGGTCCCCTCGACCGAGAAGAGCTCGTCCGGGCAGACGATTTCGGAGGCTCCGATGAGCTGTGCCTGCTTGAGGAGGATCTTCCCCGGTTGACCCAACTGGAACTCGTGAGCCGAGTTGTCCAAGATGACGTAGGCACCTCGAGTGGCTTCTCTGCGATAGTGAGTGAAGTACCTTGCATCCGACAGTAGATGTGACAGCACGAGATGCATCGGGCCCGTCCCAAAGACCTTGAGATCCGGGATCGAGGGAATTAGAATGGTCTGCATTGATATTCTCCTACGTAAAGTTGGATACGCCTCGCTTGAGTCGTGCTTGTCTGAGGATTGCGAGTTCTTCTTCAGCATCTTCTCGATCAGAGCACGGGAGAAGCATCCCATCACCGATCACGTACCAGCCGTCATCGAGTCTCAGAGTTCTCAGCTCCCCGTTTGTGTCGATCGTGACGCCATCACTGAACTTCAGTGTCATCTTCGGGCTCCTCTTCAGGCTCGTCCTCGACGAGCTCCCCTGATTTTGTTCGCCAGGCTTCGATTGATTCCATCGGACCGACTCCACATTCAGGGCAGCTCGTGTCGGAAAGCTTCGAGGAGAACCTCCGACAGTTCGGGCACTGATGACCATCCCCCGAGTAGCTTCCTGACCGATTGAAGATCTCTCCGCAGACTCCACAGTCGTAGAGAGGGTCTTGGTCGGGTTCTTCTACGATCACTTCACATGCATCACACTGATACGCATTGACCTTCTCAGCAGACATATCATCCCCCTTTCAGAACACATTCGTTGCATTCTTGATACACACCCCAAGAGTCAGCTCCCGAAGCCCTTTCACAGAGAGACCATCTGGGCCCAATCGTGATGATCTTCCCACAGATCGTCTTCTTCCCGTCGTAGGAACCGTGCACAGGTCCCGTGAAATACCTTCGATGTGTAGTCTTCCACGGGAGAGTCTGTCGTCGTGCTAGGTACTTCGCTCTGAGCATAGACTATCCCCTCCAGACTTCTGAGAATGGGCCAACCGGGACTAACCCCGACTTCATGTAGGTGAATTCTCTCAGCAGCTCCGGGATCATCGTTCGGATCTTCAAGTACTCAGCCCACATGAGATACCGCTCGAAGATCCCGATCAGTTCATCGAGATCAGACGAGTCAAACGTCTTCGTGAAATCACACTGTGTCTTCTCGGGGTACCTCCAGGCTCGTGCGAACAGCTGCTTCGAGATCGATGTCAAGTTCGAGCTCTCTCTCAGCCTGATATGAACGATCGGAGCCGCATGACATTCGAGCGGATTGTTCGGCCAGACTGTACACCCAGGATTGCCGTCTGAGACAGTCTTCATCAGCGGGCAGGGATCTTCGAGTGATCTGAACTTGTCGGTGAGTGTATGGATCTCGAACTTCTGGGAGTTCACGTCAACGAATCGAGGGTAGAAGAGAGTTCGAGGGATGTCCCACGTCAGGTTGTCGAACTCTTGAGGGATATAGTCCAGTGTCAGTTGGAAGAGACAGCACGACCGACATCCACGAATGCAGGTGAATTTCCGAAAGACGGAAGCTCCGACTCCAACTGCTTCGGTCCCCATCCCAACGATCTTCCCGTTCCACCTCGTCAGGTCAGGACTCAGTCGGGCGAGTCTCGTGACGGTCCTTTCGACAGTGTCTGCTACTACGACTGATGACATTCTTATCCCCTTCCCTATTATATTATAATATAGAACCATGCTGGATATATTATAGGGAGATTAGAAAACTATCTCAAATCAGCAGGGATCCAAGCAGTAAAGTCTTCTGGGTTCGACGGAGTCGAGATCCACCCTTCGGCAGGTGCCCACTTTCGGGAGTAGAGTGACCCGACCGACCACTGAATCGGATCATGTTTGATCACATCGGGGAGCTTGAAGTCGAGGAGCTTACCGGACTTCGAAGCCCACTGAAACCCTCCCGTGTTCAGAAGATGTTTGAAGACAGTTACGGTTGCAACAGAGTCCTGGATCTGGTAGCTGAGAACATCTTGGACGTGACCCGAGAACCAGAGCGAAGGTGCGAGAGCTCCATTCTCGATTCCGCCCCCACCCTTGAATGTCCCACATCCCTGTGCGGCCGCGGAGAGACCCAATCGATGACGACGAACACTGGCGAACAGTACCATCAAATCCACATGTGAAGTACTCATCGCAAGCTTAGCGGCTCGGGTGATGTCTTCGGCTTCGACCCCTAAGACATATAGATCGAAGGCGAGGGAGTTCCACCCTACGATTAGCTCGCCACGAGCGGCGATCCCCTCGAGAGTTGAGAGGAGGGCTCTCGCACCGTTCATCGAGAGCTTCGGACCATAGGGTCCCGCAGTCGGTAGTTTCCTGCCGTAGAAGAGTAGGACTTCATCGTCAGAACCGACAAGAGCTGCACAAGCAATCCCCAATCGATCCTTCGGACTCAGGGTGTCTCCCGTATCAGTCTTGGCGATCTCCAGATCGAACCCCCAGCTATATGTCACGACTTCGTCTCCTCACGTCTTCGACGATTGGTCTCTCTCTGCTTTTCAATAGATTCGGGTGATCGTGTCTTCCCGAGATGACTCTGTCGGGCACGATCACGAAGTTCACGAGCTCGAGCTTCGCCATAGATTTCCTCGAAGGTCTTCCCGAGTCGTGATGATCCTTCGAGACGTTTTCGTTTCCAGGTTCGACTTCTCTTTTCGATGGATTCACGAGGTTCGGGTTTTCCGAGATGAGCTTTACTGAGCTTCTCCGATCGAATTCTCCCGATGTCGAACTGTGCATTAATCAAGTTGTGAAGCTTCTGATGACACGACGGGCAAACTACGATCCCGTTACCGACGTCAAAAGTAGCTTCGGGACGATCCCGAATCGGGATTACATGATGTACGACTCGGGCTGGGACTCTGCATTTAGTACAGATGCAATCATCTCTCTTTCGAACTGCAGCTTGCCACGTCATAAGCTCTACAGTGTATCCCGGTTGTCCTTGGGTCATTCTTTCTTCTCAACTTTCATCACGGTAAGTTCGATCCACGACGTAGTTATTGGTACGTTGTACTCAACACCGAGCTTCTTCGCGAGTTCACTGGCTTGAGCTTCGTCAACGATAACGCACATTCCCCCCTCTCGACTCTCTCTCAACGTCCCGTCAGCTTGAAGTTCTGGCTCTTTCGGATTCAGAAACTTTACGTCGAAGATATACCCGATCATTCGCTGAACCAGTCGATTCTCTCAAGGTAGACGGGTCCGGGAAACGTCTGTTTTGTTGAGACAACGACGTGACCTGGTCTTGCTCGTCTCTGGAGCTTCTTGATCGCCTTATTCATCTCGTCACGGGTGTACGGCTTACCGGATTCGAGGATCCCGCCCGGACCGACGAGCATTGTGTTCTTACGTTTCTTTGTCATCGAGCCACCCTCGCTCTCTTCGAAACTCGAGACCTAGATACTTTTTGTGTCGGAGTGGGAACTCGCACCCAAGACTTCGAGCAAGATTTTCGGCGAATGTCCAGTCAGGGACTCTAGACATCAGAACGAGATCCGGGAGTGAGAAGACTTCTGTCTTCTGCGAACAGAGAAGCCCGAACGTGCACGAGATTCGAATCTGAGTTCCATCATCGAGCTCGAAGTCTCCGGATGATCCCTCGATGCCGTGGGACTCCCCGATCAGTTTACTCATGCTTCACATCCGTTGGTTTCATTCTCACCTCAGTGGAGCTGCTGGGTCTCGCACCCAGTGCCCCCATTGCTCCCCAAGATCTGATGTTGGGATGCTTGGTTCAGCCCCTTGAATCTTTCGTCTTGCGATGGTATACCGATAGATCGAGCTCTTCAAGATTGATGATCCCATTTCGAAGAGCTGTACAGACTGCTTGTGTTCGGGACTGTGTATCGAGCTTCTCGTAGATTTGAGTGATATAATTCTTCGTCGTCTGATAGGAGATTCCCAGTGTCCGACTAATCTCCTTGTTACAAGCTCCCTGTATCATCAGTCGGAGAACTGACAGTTCACGAGGTGTGAGTTTACACATATCAGCACCTGATCGAAGTCGAAGTGAGTGCTCACTCTCAGAATCGAACTGATAGGGAGCCCCACTCCTCGTAAGCAGAGCTCCCTTTCTGACATGACCAAATTCAGTCTGGTTGGAAACGTTCTCGAACTCAATACGACCTGGAACTTTGAGAACCGGCTATCCGCTCCCGATTCCCTTTTTCACATCACGTCTTTCGATATTGGGTTGTCTACTTCTCTGAGTTGAATCGAGGAGCGCCTCCTTATTGACGATTAGCTCTCTAAGCGTCTACAGTCGTTCCCGAGGTCCGAACGGTTCCGACTCCGATCTCTTCTTCGGGGAGTATAAGCCAGAGATCGTCACGACGAAGAGAGCTTTCAATTATAGACTCGGATCGTCGGCCCCGTTCTGTCTGAAGGCCTCGATTCGCTCCACGCACGTTGGGCAGAGTCTACAGGGCTTTGCTCCACCTTCGTAACACGACCACGAGAGCCCGAAGGGAGCCCCGATCTCGAACCCGAGCTTGACGACTTCCTTCTTCATCATCCACTGAAACGGGCTGATGAGTCGAACAGCTCGATAAGTCCCGACCCAGATCGCAGCAGCCATCGATCCTGTGAATTCTGGCGAACAGTCAGGGTAGGCCCAGTGAGCAGCATCGTCTGCATGAACGGCTATTGCGACTTCGCTGTAGTTGTTCTCGAGAGCGTAGACTGTTGCGAGTGAGAGAAACGTCCCGTTCCGATACGGGACCACTGTCGGAGATGGCCCCTGCTGATGAGCAAGCTCCTGATACGTCTCGTGCGGCATGGGGATCTCGTCCATGAGAGCGGACCCGGCACCCCGAAAGAGATCAGGTGGGAGTCGCATGATCGTGTGATCGAGAAGGTTGAAGTGACGAGCTACCTTCGCAGCAGCCTGAAGCTCCTTCTCGTGCTTCTGCCCATACCAGAATGAGATCGCACCGACCTGTCTCGGGCTCGAATCGTGGATCATCTTCGATAGGAGAACGGTAGAGTCGAGACCTCCCGAGAGGAGGACCAGCGTACTCATTGAGCTAGCCCCGCCTCAGTCTTCGTCACGTCAGGTTCGGTCTCGAGCTTGAACGGGTTGTAGTTCAAGCCGTAATCGTACGTATCGATCCCTTCGACTTTCTTCCACCATGTGATGACGGCGTAGGTGATCGGCGTGACGATCACTTCGTAGAGGGTCTTGAACAGTGCTCCCGAGTAGATCATTACCGGGATGACTGTCCAAGGCACGACTCCTGCGAACCCGAGGATCACGAAGACTGTAGTGTCGACCGTCTCCCCGACGAGGGTAGAACCGATCGTACGCGTCCACAGGTATCGTCCCTTCGTCCAGATCTTCATCGACGACAGGGTTCGGGCATTCGCGAACTGTCCGCACCAGACGCCGAACATCGATGCGACTACGATCCTGGGAACGGGTGCTAGGACGTTGTGGAATTGCTCTGCGAACACGGGGTTCACGGGCGAGAGCTTATCCGTGATCCAGTAGACGACCACCATGAGGATGTTCGCAGCGATGCCCACCCAGATGATGCGCCTCGCTCCGGAGTAGCCGTAGACTTCAGTCAAGACGTCCCCGAGGATGTAGCTGATCGGGAACAGGATGACTGCACCAGCGAACACGAACGACCCGAAGAAGGCCAGGCGTGCTGCGATCGTGTTCGACAGTACGAGAATGACCGCGAACATGGCCATCGCGTACGGGTACAGCTTGTAGTTGTTGTACTTCATGGCGGCTAGAACCCCCTCGAGATCTGCTGGGTTGCTGGGCCGTGTGCGATCGTCATTCCCCCGAGGGTGACGCGAAGATCGACCATACCGACGAGCTCGGTCATCTTATCGAAGATGATCCGACACATCTCCTCGCCGGTGTGCGTCCCTTTCAAACTCTCTCCTTGGAGCCATGTCTCAAACGTCATGAACTCGATCAACGTCGCGGCGGGTCTGTACTCGATCAGGACCTTCCCGATGTAGGGCCCGCCGAGACAAAGCCCTTGGAACGACGGTTCGAAGATTATTCGAGTAACCTTCGCATCGTTTGACAACACTTCTACTACAACATCCGGATCCATTCTATATCTCCATTCACAGTTCCGGGACTTTCATTCCGGTTGCGTTCTTCACGCTTACGTCGTAGAGTTTCCTTCTGTCTTGCAATCGACTCAGGAGATTTAGGCTTCCCGAGAAGAGCCTTACCAATCTTTGCTTTGACCTCCTTTGCTCGATCTTCTCCGAAGTACTCTTCGTGAGTCTTCCCGGACTTCGGGTGAACATACTCTCCCGAGTCCATCTTACGCTGCCAAGCCGCTCTCAGATTCTCGACGAATCCAGAAGGTCGTTTCAGCCCGAGATGACTCTGTCGACCTTTCTCGATCGACTCAGGTGATCGACTCTTCCCGAGATTTCCCCGTCGGATCTTCTCTCGAGTCTCCTGGGAGGGAGTTCGATTGACACCTGTGTCGAATTGAGCTTCGATCATAGCATGAAGAAGTCGATGACATCGATAGCATACGATCGTTCCGTTATTTACGTCGAATCTTTCTTCAGGACGATCCCGAACAGGAATAATATGGTGTACGAGAACCGACGGAGCTCCACACTCCGTACAGAAGTCTCCGTCACGCCCCCGAACAGCTGCACGCCACTGCTGAAGTTTCGTGTCGTATCGTCGGACTCCCTCCCGACGATCCCGGCGAAGATCATCAGCACGGTCTTTCCCACAGTACTCATCCCAAGTCGGTCCCTTTGGACATCCCACTTGATTTACTCCTGCTCGGGATATTCGTATGATGCTGTGATCGAGATCCCACCTCGTGGTTGTTGTGTCACGATCACGACGAGGTGTTCCGGATCGATATCTGCGATAACACGATCAGCAACGATCTTTGGGAGCTTCTCGCAGAACGATCCGGTATTCCGGAATCTCTGCAAGTACAACTTCAACGATTTTGATTCAATCCCGAGCTTCTTCGGAACGTACTGAATCGTGACGGTGCCGAAATCAGGCTGCGACGTGATGGGGCAAAGTGACGTGAATTCGAGGGCTTCGAGCTGAACTTGGACTCGATCGAGAAGAGGGAAGGTATCAAGCTTCTCGACGACTCCTCGAACGGTCTTTCCCAGAACTGTGAACTCTTGTGACTCCTGCGACACTTCAGCTTCCTCCCAGACGAAGAGAGGGAGTTGAACCATCCGGAGCAGTTGATTCAACTCCCTGTTCATGCTACTTCAGTCCCGAGATCTTCGGGGCAGTCGTCGCGGCAGGTGCTTTCCCTCCCAAGGTATTCCCGAGGGTCGGTTTTGAGGTTACCTTCTCGATCGGGAGAAGGTCCGTGACACGATTCCTCTGGACGCCCTGGTACTCTTCCTGATCGACGACAGCGAGTGCGACCCTTCCGACGAACTCAGGCTCGATCAGAGTCCCGTCGTCTTCCGCTTTGAAGTCCAAGCTGTCCTGGAACATGCCGAACTTCTCGAGCAGGGACCTGAGAAACCAGAGAGACTTCGGGGCCAAGCTGGTGTTCATGAACAGACGACGTTCCGAGAACTCTCCCTCAGTCACGTCGAGGGCCCAGCTCAGCCTCATGTTCGAAGACGATGCAGACTGGAGCATCTGCACCGATGCCACCACGATCGGGTACCGTCCCGCAGGCAGCGGCTCCATCGACGGTACGTCCGAGAAGTTGATGTTCAGTTGTTTCATTGAGTCTCCTGTTCAGATTTCACGGCTTCCAAGCCGGGCAAGTAGTCTCCGGGGACAGGGAGCTCTGGTTCAGCCTCTTCGGGGGCTTCACTAACCCCGAGGACATCGAAGAGCTTCGTGATCGTCGGATCTATGATATCGTTCGGGATCTCGACACCCCAAGGAGTTCGAACTTTCGTCCGGATCTTCGGATAGTTCCTGAGGACGAGGATCCTGTGGACTCCGTCATCAGCTTCAGCTAGCCCGAGATAGGATACGACTGACATCATGCCAGGGACTTCTTCAGCTAATGTCCCTGAGAGCGCTGGCTTGATGATCATCCCCTCTCTCGGCTCGAGCTCTGTCTTCGAGAGACCTGTGATGATCACGTGCATTGGGAGATCCCTGAATGCACGGATCAATCGTCTGATCTGCACCGATGCCCTGTTATAGTCCTGGAGCTGGAGCAGATCTGGATCTTGACGTTCTTTGACTTCGATCTCGAGGAACTTGAATAGAGCGAAGACATGAGTCTCCGTGATGGAGTCTACCCCTACGCTCTTGTAGCCATGCCCGGGAGCCGAGAGGTAGGCGTACACCTCGTTGTAGTCTTTCCAGTCCCGAACACGAACCACATCGATATCAAGTCCTGCGAGTGTCTGATCACCTCCTTCGAAGTTCACGAACAGCATGGGGTACGTCCTCGGATCCTGCTGTGCGGTTCCGAGAAAGTGAGTCTTGCCATGCCCTGAAGGAGCATAGATCAAGATCTTCTGGTGCAGTGCCACTGTTGGTTTGTAGACTTCGACCACAGGCTAGGCCTCCTTACCTATATATTATAAGGTCCCCAGATGCTAAATTCAAGGGGTTTAGATTAGAGGTAGATTAGTATCATTCCCCTGCTCAACAACATCTAGCTTGATGAAGTTCGACTGAAGAATGTACTCGAAGTCTTCGCCAGTGTTGACGGCTTTACAGACTGAGAAGAACGGACACGTCGCACATCGATGAATCGACCCCGATGGGAAGACTCGATCGAAGTCATCGACAGCTTGATTCATCTCGAACCAGGTCCAGCGGATCATCCGCTCATAGGCTTCGACTTCGACCTGGCTTCGTGAGGTCCACTCTCTCACGAAGAACTGAAGCCAGCCTCGCGACTCGTAGTAGTCGATGATCTCTGTATAGTCCTCTACGTTGAAGCCGTTCCGCTCGATCTCCTGGTAGTAGAGAGCCGCTGTATACGGCATGTCCTTCGCCTTCGTGAGACGAGATCCGTTCTTTATGACGGGTGGGACTGTCGGGACGTTCTTCAAGAGAGCGTTGTAGATGAGACCGCGGGCAAACTTGCCCGTCTGATGATAAAACAGGTACGCATAGCCCGTGATCTGCTCGTCGAGATCGAGACCTCTAAAATCTGGTAGACGTACGTGGGTCTTGTGATCAACGATCCAGAGACCGTCTTCACGTTCAACAACGAGATCGATCTTCCCGGAGAGCTGAGCTCCTGTAGGCCCGTGCGATGAGTGTCGAGGATCGAGAATCGGGGCGTAGATCCTCTCCTCGACCAAGACGGGCGTACCTATCGAGTGAGTTCCCTCGTACTGGACGTAGTTTGCTATCATTCCGTCGACGAGTGTAGACATTGAGATGACGTCAGACCAGATCCGATCGAACGTCTCGGCGAAGTCTCGCTTGAGAGAAGAGATTACCCCGACTAACCACTCGTCGTAGGTGTCTTTGACGTTCTTGCCTTTGTAGTAGGCTTCAAGACAGGAGTGAACTCCCTGCCCGATGATCAGTGGCCAGATCGGAGCTTTCGTCTGGTAGCCGAGATAGTACTGCCAGTACCACAGCCGTCTGCAGTCCCTGAATGTCATCACTTCCGTAACACTGATTCGATTGATCATGGGCAGAGAACTTGATTCTGGAACGGGAGATGAAAAGCATGCATGCCAAGATGATACGCATCCTGCTCATGCTGCGATAGGGGTTCTCCGTTCCACGAGAGAGGGGCGGGATATCGAGCTGAGACTGATGACTTCCAGACACCCGGTCGGATTCGAATAGCATTCGGGAAGACTCCATCGAAGAACCTCAATACGCTTCTGAGGACTTGATTCATCACTCCCATCGTCGGGACGGTCATGTCCTCGATCGCGACGAAATAGTACTGCTCAGGCTTCTCAGCGATCAGAGACGACGCGAGATCCTCTGGTCGAAGATTCCCGAACTCGATCGGTTCCCAGATTCCCTCGGGTTCGACTTCGAAGACACAGTAACCTGTCGTGATTCCGGGATCAATTGCTAGGTATCGACACGACATCTTTCTCTCCATACTTTTCGAGGACGTGACTGATTTCGATTTCGAGAAGCCGTTCGGGTGCATAGCCAAGACGTTCACCTTCGAACGCGAGGATCGAGAACGCACGACCGAGATGAGAGAGTGCGTCTTCGTGCTTGCCGAGCTGAAGTGCAACTCGAGCTGACCCGAGATACGCAGATGCGAGACCGACGGAGAGACCGACCTGGGCTAGATCACGACCTTCGGGCGAGAGATCTGTTCGCGTGAGTGCTACGATCGCTGATCCGGTCATCCACAGAGCTTGTGAGAGCTCCTTCATCACGAGCTCACCATTGGTCGGTTCCTCGTGATTTCGAATGTAGCTGGGAGCGAAAGCCCTGAGGTTCAGATCGAGATACTCCACAGTTTCGGACAGTGCGAAGTCAATACTGTTCTCGACGTTCGGGAACGGGAATCGAGCTTCTGTCTGTCTTCGGACTTCGGAGATACGATTGATCAGAACAATGTAGAGCGTGAGAGCTTCTTCGCTAGGTTCTAGAATCACGGACTGCGATCTCGGCTTCGGTTTAGGCTTCGGTTTACGAGCCATCTAGTCCTCGTTTCGTAGGCTGATGAGGAGATCTCGAAGCTCCATATCAGTCATCTTTGAGATCGAGAGTGACTTCAAGGCGAGATTCTCTTCTACGAGCATGTCTGCTGTATCGGGACATCGTAGCACAACTAGTACAGGACGATGATCTAGCCCGATCCGGATAACACGGTGAAGAGACTGGAAGTGAGCATCCATATCGAACGTTCGATCCATAGATACAACTGTGTGAGTGTTCGTGAGAGTGTGTCCAAACTTCCCGACAGTGAGCCCGAAGAGGAGGATATCGATCTGCCCTGATCGATACTGCTCGAGAACATAATCAACGTCTTCGGTCTCCCCCGTTGCTAGACCGACCTTGTAACCTCGTTGATCAAGCTTCTGATAGAGGAGCTTGAGACCCTCGACCCAGTGACCCCAGATCAGCATCGGTGTCTTGTACGCTTCACTCTCGAGCATCTCGACGATTGCATCATGTTTCGACGACGAATCGATTCCTCCGAACGCATACGGATTCGACACAGCCTGTAACAACCGTGTTAATTGTGCCATCTTCGACGCGATCGGTAATCGCTTCCCCGATTGAAGCTCTAAGACGAAGCTCTTCAAGATCTTATCGTAGACCTTCTTCTGAGCTACGTTCAGATCCAGATCCACATGCTCATAGATGTATTCGGGAAGATCTGGCAGAACGTCCTTCTGATTCTTCACGAACAGGAGGTCTCTAAACTCGTCCTGGAAATTGATCCCAGGATTCGTCCCAGAGACTTCGTAACCAGACCAGATCGAGGGAGTAACGATACAGTACTTGGACGTGAATCGCCAGTACGATCTGAAGACAGACGGTTCGAGGAGATGAAACTGTGTCCAGAGATCGTCTGCATATCGGGAGATAGGACTCCCCGAAAGACACCAGACATGATCTGCACGTCGACTGACCTTCTCTAAGGTCTTGAATCGCTTCGTCGTACGAGTCTTCACGAGGATGGACTCATCGAAGATGATCAGAGACCAGACGACGTCTCCGTATTCGAGCGGGCGTCTTACGACCGTATCGTAATTTGTGATCGTCCAGACAGGAAGATGCTTCGACGGGGGCTTCCCGTAAGAGATCTCGTATGGGGACTGGCCCCACTTCTCGAGCTCTCGAGTCCATGTTCTCAAGAGGTGTTTCGGGGCTATCACGAGAATGGGATTTGCATCCCAAGCTTCAGCAGATACGATCGCTGTGACAGTCTTTCCCAGTCCGGGAGATAGCCCGAGGATCGCCCCTCGATGTGGGTTCGATACGAGATACCGTGCAGCAAGTTGCTGGAATGGGTAGAGATCGTTCCACGATCTGTGTTGGAGGAGAGCCCACTCCGATATATCTGTTAAGGGGAACCCATATCCCGTGATGAGGAGCTCAGTAGCGAAGCTGAGCTCCGCATCAGGGAACAGTCGCTTGACGGAATACACTGTAGAAGCTAGAGGTGGGAGTCTGTACTCGTTCGTCAGTGACGTCTTGGCTCCGAGTGATCCAGCAAGTCCCGGAGTAACAGCAAGCCCCGACAGGACAAGGTAATCTCCTTCTCGAGTGAGCTTCGCTTGTTCTGTCGAGGTTGTCATCTAGTGAGCCTTCAGCAGATG